GCGGTGAAGCTTGGGCTGGGCACGCTGGTGATCAAATGAAAGCTGGTGACCTGCAGCCACGCCGTTTTGCCGGCTATGCCGCCATTGTCGATCATCCCGACCGGGGCGGAGATATAATATGCAAAGGTGCGTTCGGGCGCGCTGCGAAAGCAGGGCTGCCGTTGCTTTGGCAACATGATCGTACCCGGCGGATCGGCTTTATCGAGCGGCTGGAGGAAGATGAACGCGGGCTTCGCGTTGTCGCCACCATGGATGCGGATGCGCCTCCGGTGGGCGAAGGGGCGGGGCTTTCCTTTGGTTATCGCGTACGCGACGCCCGAACCGTCAAAAAGGAAAATAGAACATATCGTGAACTAACCGATCTCGACCTGATCGAGGTTTCGATCGTCAACCACCCCATGCAGCCGCTTGCGCGGGTGCTGAAAACATCCCCCCTCCCTCATGTGGGCGGCGGATTCATCCAAGGAGAAACAGATGGATTATGAAGTGAAAGCCGACCCGCTTGAGGCGGCATTTGATGCGGTGGCGATTGCGCCGGCGTTGGTGCGTCCGCCGCTGTCGGGTGCCGCCTCCGCCGATCCTGTACGCGCGGCCTTTGTTGACGGCTTTCTGCGTCTGGGCCGTGATGTCGAACTGAAAAGCTTTGCGGGCAATGTTGCCGCTGATGGCGGCTTTGCGGTACCGCGGGAAATTGACGCGATTATCGACAAGACCCTGAAGGCCGTCTCCCCCATTCGCAGCGTCGCCAATGTCGTGCGCGTCGGATCGGCCGGTTATCGCAAGCTGGTGACGACCAATGGCGTCGCGTCGGGCTGGGCATCCGAAGTTGCAGCGCGCCCCACCACCAACACCCCGACTTTCAATGAAATCGTCCCCAGCTTTGGCGAACTTTATGCCAATCCGGCAGCGACGCAGGCGATGCTCGACGATGCGCAATTTGATGTCGAAGCCTGGCTTGCAGATGAAATCGCGATGCAATTTGCCAAGGCCGAAGGCACGGCGTTCGTCAATGGCGATGGTGTCGACAAGCCCAGAGGCTTTCTGACCTACACCTCTGCCATTGCAGGCGATGCGACGCGTGCCTTTGGCCAATTGCAATATGTGCCGTCCGGTGTTGCCGCAGCGCTTCCGACGACGAACCCCGAAAACAAGCTGCTTGATCTCGTCCATGCCCTGCGCGCGCCCTATCGTCAGGGCGCGGTGTGGGTGATGAACTCGACCACATTGGCGACAATCCGCAAGTTCAAGACCGCCGATGGTGCGTTTATCTGGACACCTGGGCTTGTCAGCGGCCAGCCCGATACGCTGCTCGGCTATCCGGTGATCGAAAGCGAGGATATGCCCGATATTGCCGCAAATGCGACGCCGATCGCCTTTGGCAATTTCAAAGCCGGATATCTGATCGCAGAACGCAGCGAGACGAACATTCTGCGCGATCCCTATTCGAACAAGCCCTATGTCAATTTCTACGCGACCAAGCGGCTGGGCGGGGCGGTTTCGAACAGTGAGGCGATCAAGCTGTTAAGGGTCTCGGTTTCGTAATTCACCTCTCGCGCTTGCGTGAGGGGCCGGGGGAGGGTCTGTCCCCGGTGCGAAAATCTCGGACCCTCCCCTAACCCCTCCCGCAATCGGGAGGGGCACAGGAGCAATTCATGACCCCTTATACCTTCCAACGCGGCGAGACGATTTCGCTCGCGCTTGACGCCGTGACGGGTGATCCCCTTTCCATTACGGCAATCGACGCAGCGATGAAAATTGTCCCGCCCGGTCGCACCGGCGTGCCCGATGGAGCGCCGGTTGCGGCGATTTTTTCGATAGTGCCGCGCGCCGCGCAGGGCGATCTGCCGCCAGGCTGGACTTTGACCGTCGATGCCAGCGCCTCGGCGCTGCTCGCTCCGGGCAGCTATCTTGCCGATGCACGTTTGCAGGTTGCGGGCGGGGTGATTGTCACCGATCCGGTCGCGATCCGTCTCAAACAGTCGGTGTCTGCATGATCGCGCTGCGCTGGCGACAGCCGGATCCGCTGCTGGTTTTACGCTGGCGCGGGCCGGATCAGGGGATGGCGGAGAGGGCGGTCGCGACTCCGTCTTTACCCGTTGCCGTGCTGATCGGTCCGCCCGGCGTGCCGGGGCCACAGGGGCCAGTTGGCCCTGTAGCGGACATCATCGACGGCGGGACATTTACCTGACGCCCTGTTCCACTGATCCGCGCAACGAAATCTCGCAAAAGGAATCCAAATGCCCAGAATCCAGATTAAACGAGGCCTCAAGGCCAACCTTCCCTCTGCAGCGATGCTTGCGGGCGAGCCTCACTTTACCACTGATCGCGGCACGCTTCATGTGTCCACGGGCGCGACCAGCAGATTACCCGTGGTGCCTGCGATCGACGATCTTGCGACTGTTGCCGCGGTCGATGGCGCGGCCGATTTTCTTATCCTGCACGATGCGTCGGCAAGCGGGCAGAAGGAAGGCAAAATCAGCGTCAATGCCTTTCGCGCGGCGCTAAACATTCCTGCATCCGATCTTGACGAACGCGTTGCGGTCGCCGCTGGCGGCACCTCCGGATATATATGGGGGACGAATGGCACTGATGGCATTTTTCGCATGAACGTTTCGATGACCTGGACGAAAGATGCCGGTAACGGTTTCGTGACGCTGGCCGTCGGTGATGTCGATTGCGGGACATTTTGATCTTCCCCCGGCCAACCCGTTCGCACCCGGTCTGCGGGCAGAAGTGCTGCCACAACGGATAATGTCATCGTCAAAGGAGAATCGATGTGCCCAGCCTGGCGCATAAGCGCGGCACGCGCGCGCAGATCAATGCCGCCGCCACGGCAAGCCAGCTTCGTGCCGGTGAGGTCTATCTCATCACCGATGAGGCCCGACTGACCGTCGGTACTGCGGCCAACGCGCATCAGGCGATGGCAAGGCAGGGGGAGGGCGGTTCCGATCCCTGGACATGGCTGAAACTTTCGGCGGATGTCGCCAATTCGACCATAACTCTGGCATCGGTGACCGGCCTGTCTTTCAATGCCGCGCCGAATACGACCTATATTGTGGAGCTGGTCGGCGCATTTCAATCGGCAGCAACGACGACCGGGATCGCATTGGCGCTCTCGTTGCCAGCAGGGACTGCGGTGGCGGGCCTTGCGCAGCATGCAACCTCGCTCACCGTTATGGCTCCGATCGAACAGATTGCCGCCGGTGCCTCGATAGGTGTGACCAGCGGCGTCCGTGCTGCGGCAACCAATACGCCTGTATTTGGTCGCTGGATCATCCAGACCGCCGCCGCCGCCGGAATAGTTCAGCTGCAATTTCGCAGTGAAGTCGCCGGATCGGCAGTGACGATTCGCGCCGGGCTCTCCGCGCTCGGCTTTCGGGTGATTTAGCCTCGCCGTTCTGGCTGGACGAACACAGAATAAGGATAAGGACATGCTGACGACCCAAGCGGTCGCGCTCACCGTTGACGCGGTGGACGCGGCCCGCACCTATTTGCGCATCGACAATGAAGAAGAGGATACCGCCATTGCGGCGCTGGTGGCGGCAGCCATTGTCCACGCCGAAGGATATCTGGGCCAGCTGCTCGTCGAGCGCGACGTCACCGAACGCTTGTCTGTGACGACAGCGTGGCAGCGGCTGGCCGCAACGCCGGTGCGCGCCATTTCAAGCGTGACCGGAATACCGGCGGAGGGGGCAATGTTTCCGCTTTTGTCTGCCAGCTATCAAATTGACATCAACCGCCATCAGGATGGCTGGATCCGTATTCCCTATCCGGGTAGCGCCGGCAGGGTAGATATTGCCTATCGCGCCGGTCTGGTTCCCGGCTGGCCGGATCTGCCTGAGCCCGTTTCCATCGCAGTTCTGCGTATCGCGGCCCATTTGCACGCGCATCGCGATACACCTGGCGATCAGGGGCCACCGCCGGCCATCCGATCGCTGCTCCGCCCATGGCGGCGGATGCGGCTGGCCTGAAGGGCAGCACCCGATCGACCCTAACTACCAACAGCATTGAATGGCGGCTTGCCATTACCGCCAAACAGGAGGGTGATATGCCCGAATTCGCAGGCACGTTGCGCGAACGTGTTACCATCGAACAACGCCTTGGAAACCGCGATGCTCTTGGCGCAGCCGTTGGCGCTTATGCCTATAACGGGCAGGCGTGGGCAGCAGTAAGCCCGCTGATCCCGGCCGATCTGGCCGTTGCCGACAGCCTGTCGGCAATGCCGCGCTGGCACGTAACCATGCGCAAGCGCGAGGGCATCGACCTTCGCACACGGCTTGTCTGGCGCGGCCGTTTCCTGACCGTACGGGCCGTTGTCAGCGATCCGCGCGACCCTTCGCGCATGGTGCTGACCTGTGAGGAGAAACGCTGATGTTTGAACGATTGAAGGCCGCCGCCGACCGGCAGGCCAATCGACTTTTGGTGCGGGTGATACGTCATTTGTCGGAAAAACCGGCGCCGCCCGGGGTGACAGTTAGCGCATTGCCTGATGGTGTCGGGCTGGCGGGCAAAAAGCTGAAGGCGCGGCTGATCGACGATCCGGCATTGAGGAATTTCGGGAAATGAGCGACGCGTCGGAAACATTGCAAACGGCGCTTGTCACTGCACTGCAATCGCATCCCGTGTTGGCGGAGGAACTGAGCGGCATCTTTGACGGTCCGCCGCCCCGCGCCCCGTT